GAGGTCGCCGGCCTCGTTCGCCGCGTCGTAGGCGTCCAGGCGCTCGAGCAGCTCCTCGCGGCTGCCGCCGGTGCCCATGTCGCGCAGGCTGGCGAAGTGGCGCAGATCGTCGGTCGACCGGCGCTCGTAGGGGCTCAGCGGCACCCGGCCGTCGGGCACCGCGCAGCTCTTGAGCGGCGGCTGGAGGCTCAGCAGCTCAGCGAGCACGCTGTCGGACTGGCGGATCACGATCACGCCGTCGCCCTCGTCCAGCTCGTCGCGGAGGTGGAAGTCGCTGCCGTCTACGGCCAGCACCCCGCCGCCGAACTTGGGTGTCTCGACCGGGCCTTCGGGGCCGTCGATCTCGACTGTCCCGGTGTACTCCTCGCGTAGCTCGAACGCGATTGCTTCCATGGCGTGCCCCCCAACGGGTTTGCGCTGTATGTCCGGGGGGCTCGCACCCGAGCCTTGCCGGCCGCCTAGCCGGGGGCAGCGTGACCGGGAGCCCGGACGGAAACGACGAAGCGCCCCGGTCGGTACGGGGCGCTTCGCTCGTGATCGGTCACGTAGGCGCCCTCCTGGGTCGGCCGTCCGTCAGCGCCCTGGCACGGTAGCGGGCCCGGGCGACGCGTCGCTCGAGTACTCCGCGACCCGTCGTGCGGCGCCGGTGGCGCGCGACCCGTCGCCCAGGTCCTGGGCTACCCGTCGCTGAGCTCGTGGCGCCCAGGCGTCGCGCGTCGACGTCAGCCGCTAGGTGGCGTGGATCTCGAACAGGTAGCTGCTGCTGAACGTGTAGGTGCCTGCCACGCTCGGGCCGATGGGCGCCAGCTCGCGCCATGGCAGCGTTTGGATGATGTGCAGGCCGTCGAGGATCCAGTCCAGTCGGCCGCCGGGCGGGTAGCCGTTGGCGCGGTCGAGCATGAGCGCGCGGATCTCGTTGTCGAGGTCGATCACCTGCGGCACGGCGCGGCTGCGGTAGACGTACTCCACGCCCAGGATGCGGCGCTCCTCGTTCCCGGCGGTCGGCGGCACGCCGGGGGCGATCATGATCGACAGGACTAGCCCGTCGTCCCAGGCGGTCTCGGGCTGCTCGCGGTCGCGGGCGTCGCCGGGGCCGATGGCGCCGCCGTCGGGGTGGCGGTAGGCCGGGGGCAGCCAGGGGCGGGCGCCCACGCCGGCGACGTCGGGCGCGCGGACCAGCTCCTCGGCCTCGAGGTAGTTGCGCAGCCGGTCGACCAGCGTGGCCACTAGCCCACCCTCAGCGCCGCGGCCAGCCCGGCGGCGTAGCGGGGGATCGCGGCCTTGAAGCTGCTCTCGAGGTAGTGGGCCTGGCGCCCGGCGCGGTGGACGTAGCTGGTCTCGCGCTCTTGCTTGGCGGCGTACACGGTGGCGAAGAAGCCGCGCACCACCACGCCGCCGGCGGTGGCGTGGGTCTCGCGGTCGGCGCTGGCGCCGAGCGTGCCCTCCTCGAGCGGCACGATTCGCTGGGCGGCCCCGAGGTAGGCGTCGGTGAATTTCTCGGTGTAGGCCAGGGCGATGGCCAGGCTGCGGCGGTGGTGTGCGTCCAGCTCGGCCATGGCCCGGGATGCTAACCGCCGGTCAGGCGGGCACCAGGCCGCCGCGGAGCACGCGCTCCACGTGGCGCTGCACCTGCTCGGGGTCCTCGAACTCGCGGTTGAGCGCCTGGATGTCGGCCTCGAGGTCGCCGCTGCCGGGGGTGGCGTAGTGCATGCAGTTCGGATGGAACGGGGGCCACTCGGGCAGCACGTCGTACCCGGGGGTGTTGCCGCTGATCGAGAAGGTCTCGCCCTCGTAGGGCTTGCAAATCTCGCACTCGGTGTTGTGGTCGCTGATCGTGACGAGGTCCTCGCCGGTCTCAGCGAGCCGGTTCTCCATGCCCGCGCTCATGGCCTCCCGGGTGCCGGTGCGCACGGCCATTTCGGCGTAGGTGTCCAGCGGCCAGCGGCGCCCGGCCGCGTCGATGAAGCCGGTGGTGGCGTCGGTCACGCCGTCGCGGATGAGCTGCTGGCGTAGCTGCGCTGAGACCTCCCGGCGGGTGGCGCCTTCGACCACGCCCTCGCTCACTACCTCGAGCCCCACGTGGCGGTAGACGTCCTCCACGCGGCGGCCGACCACGGTGGTGGTGAGCTGGAGTCGGCCGCTCAGGTTGTGGGCCAGGGTCTCGGCGGCGCGGCGGTGGGTGCCGCTGAACGCGATCTGCTGGAGCGCCGGCGGGGTGTTGAGCTCCACCCACCGCACGCCGCGCAGGTACTCGGTGATGCTCGCCGGCTGCGCCAGCGCCCGGGTGCGCTGGCCGAGGGCGTTCAGCTCGCGCTGTATGGAGGCGAGCTGCTGGCTGCGGTAGGTCGCGGTGCCGATGCGGTCGTTGGCCAGGTCGGCGGCGATCTGTCGCCTCAGCCTGGCTGCGGCCTGCCGGTAGATGCGGATGAGCGCCTGCTCGGCCGTCACGGTGGGGCCAGCCTACGCGGGGGCTCGGAGCCGTTGTGTCGCGTGGCCACGCGACCGTTCACCAGCCGCGTCCTGCGGGCCGTACACGGGCGGGGGTGCCAGCGTGCCCAGCGCCACGCACAACGCCTAGAAAACCTACATGGCCTGGCTGGGCGGGGTCTGCGCTACCGCTGGGGACCGGCGTCCACCATGGCCCGCGCCATGCGCTCGATGGCGCCCTCGAGCGCATGCTTCCATGCTGCGCGGGCCAGGTTGTGCGCCTGGTCGCCCAGGCCGTTGGCGGCTTGGCGGGCGGCCTGCTCGAGGTCACGTAGGAGCAGGTGCAGCAGCTCGTGGACGAGGTCGATCTCGCGCTCGGCGTCGGCGTCGTCGCCGGGGTGGGGCGCGTCGCACTCGAGCCAGCCCGGGCACGTGCGCACCGTGGCGTGGTGGTAGTCGGTCGACTGCACGACGTCGAGGCGGGCGTCGGCGCTGTCGGGGGTGGCGTCCCAATCGAGCGCGACGGTCCACTCGGGCACCAGCCGGCGGCGCCACTCCTCGAGCAGCCGCTCGGCCTTGCGGTGGGTCACGCGGGCTCGAGCGTGAGCCGGGTGGTCTGGAGCGCCTCGGGGATCCCGTCCAGCTTGCGGGCCTCCACGAGCTGCACCGTGGCGGTGATCTCGGTGCCGGTGGGCGGGTCGAACGTCACGTAGTCGCCGCTGCGGAAGTCGATGCCCAGCAGGGTGCTGACGATCAGCTCGCGCCGCACTTCGCGGTCCTCGCCGGCCTCGGTGCGCTTGCGGTCGCGCTGCTCGCGGTAGTAGGCGGGGGCTCGCCCGTCCCACTTGAGCGGCCCCTCCCCGGCGGGGCCGTCGAAGGTCTCGGCGTTCGCGCCCTGGCCGTTGACGGCGATCAGGGTGGCGTTGGCCTGGGGTAGCGTGGTCACGGGCGGGCGCGTGCGGTGCCGATGCGCAGGCCGCTGGCGTTGAGCACGTTGGCCACGGCCACGATGGGCGCCTTGGCGCCAGCGCCGCGGTAGCCCTTCGTGGTGAAGTCGGGGCCGCTGATCTCGTCCCACTCGGGGCCGGCGAGCACCTGGGGGCTGGCGTACATGGCCACGGCCAGCAGCACCACGGCGCGGCCGAGGTTCGTCCAGCGCCACGCCTCCACGCTGGCCTGGGCGATCTTCCTGCCGTCGCTCGGGCCCGTCGTCAGCACCGGCCACGGGCCGAGCCAGATGTCGACCTGCTCCTCGGCGCGGGTGATCAGCGCCTCGAGGTCGGCGTCGCTCGGTGGGGGCGCGTCGGGGATCTCGGGCTCGGCGCGGAGCTGGGCGACGGTGGCGTAGATCCCCATGGCGTGGTGCAGGCTACGGCGGGGGCCGGATGAGAGACCCCGCCGGGCGTGGCCCAGCGGGGCTGTGTGTGGCGGGGTCTCCGTTTCCTATGTGGGCTCGGGCCGGGGTCTCACGGCGGCTCGAGCGGTTGCGGGGCAGCCTATACGCACACCGGCCCCGGCTGCAATAGCCGGGGCCGGTGGTCAACCCTCGTGGCGGCTGGGTTAGGGCCGCCGTGGAGGCTCAGTCGCGGGTGATCTCCACGATCACCTTGTAGCCCGCCTGGGCGACCCCGGTGCCCGCGACGGTCTCGTCCACCGCCAGCACGTCGCCGGCGGCCACGGTCGTGGCGCCCGCGACCCCGCTCAGCGGGATCACGCGCTCATCGAACGCGGCGAGGTCGTCGGTCCCGGGGGTGTCGGTGGCGAACGAAGCGATCACGGTCGCCCCGGCCCCCGCCTGCCCCTTGTTGACCACGCGGAACGTGCGGAAGTTCGCCGCATGCCCCACGAGGGCGGCCTCGGGCACGATCTTGACGCCCGTCACCGTCCCGGCGAAGGGCGCCTCCCCGATGGCCTGGTCCTGCGCCACCGCCGCACCCGCGGCGGGGATCGTGGCCTCGATGGTCTTCGTGAGCGGTGCGGATCCCGAGGGCGTCACTCGGCACCACCCCCGGCCTGGGCCTCAGCCGCGGCGGCGCGCTGCTCCGCTGCGGTCGGGGCGTCCGGGCCGCTCTCGAGCGAGTGGGCGCTGTTGGGCAGACCGTCGGCGGTCTGCCCGATGTAGCCCTTCTCCTCGATCTTGTCGACCGTGTCCTGCACCTGCTCCGAGCCGCCGTCGCCGGCGTCCTCGGTCTTGGCCTTGCGTCGTGTGGCCATGCTGGATCAGCTCCCTTCGATTGTGCTCGTGGTCGTACCCGGTTACGGCGTCCGGAGCACGCCCGCGGGGTAGCGGTTGGCCTCGACCGGCTGGTCGCGGTTCAGGACGTTGGCCACCTGCCACGCGAAGCGCGAGACCACGCGCAGCGCGACCATGTCCTGCTGGGCCAGGTTGTAGACGATGGCCCCCGTGTTGTCCTGAATCACGGCCTGGTCGAGCACCTTGTAGGTGAGGTCCTGCCGCACCCCGAGCATGAACTCGGCGGGCTCGAACACGACCGCTTCGGCGCTGCCCGATCCGGCCGGCCACAGCCCGCGCATGGGGAAGCGCAGCTCGACGCCGTCGACGTCGACCATGTCCTTCTGGATCGTGACCTCGCGCGCCCGGTCGCCCAGGGTGTTGCGCGCCTTGCGGGCGAACCCCTTGATCTTCCGGTTGGCGATCCCGCCCGTCGGGTCGTAGCCGTCCTCCTCCACGAGGCCGAGGACGTCGTCCACGTCCTGCACGAACCCGCCGGCTGCGGCGTTGTTCACGCCGCGGTTGGCGGCGTTGCCCGCCGCGATGGCCGCCGCCACGATGCCCTGCGGCCAGCTCGCGGGCTTGTTGACCTCGAAGAACACCGCCGCGTCGAGGGTGCGGCCGACGGCCTCCTCGAGCCGGGGCTGGATCGATCCCCAGGCGTCGAAGTCGCTGTCGTCCAGCACCGCTTCGGGGATGGGCACGATGGCCGCGATCTCCTCGGCGTCGAGGTACTTGTTGGCCCAGCTCGCCTCGGTGGTCTGCTTGAGCCCGGTGTCGCCGTTCACGAAGTACGCGACCGGCAGGGCAGCGATCACGGGGATGCGCTGCTGCGCGCGGCTCATGGGCACGCGCGGGATCAGGGTCAGGGCGGCCGACTGCGCGATGCTGCCCTCGAGCACCTTGGAGCTGACCTCCTCGGGGATCAGGGCGGCGACGTCGGCGCGGCTGATGATGTTGTCGTACGGCATGTGGTGGCCTCCTCTGGCCTAGACGGTGCGCCCCGTTGCGCGGCGCAGGATGTCGTTCATGGAGCCCCCCGCCGAGGCGCCGTCGTCGCCGGATGCGGCGCCCTGGCGGCGTTCGCCGCCGGGGCCGACCAGCTCGGGCATTTCCTTGGCCAGATCCTCGGCCGCCTTCGTGAGGGCGGCCTCGCTGGCGTAGGCCTCGTCGGGGAGGAGGCGCATCACGCGGTCGGTGCGCTTGAAGTTGAAGCGGCCCAGCACCTTGAGCGCGAGGTTCTCTTTCTTCAGCCCCTCGTTCTCGGTGGTGAGCGTCTTCGTCTTCTCCTGCTCGGTGCCGTAGAGGGTCTCGAATTCGCCGGCCTTGCGCTGCCGCTCCTCGTCCTGGGTGCGGCGTTCCTTGTCGCGCTCGTCCAGCTCGCGGATCCGGCGCTGGGTGTTGTTCCAGTCGGCCTCGGTCGGGGGCGTCCACTCGGACCCGCCCTCGCCGCTGCCACCGCCGCTACCGCCGCCGCTGCCTCCACCGTCACCGCTCCCGCTGCCGCTGCCGCCACCGCCAGAGCCTTGGCCCTGGCCGTCGCCGCTGCCGCTGCCGGATCCGCCACCCGAGCCCGAGCCGTCGCCGCCGGATCCGCCGGCGCCGCCGTTCCCGCCACCGCCGCCGCCGTTGCCCCCGCCGCCGCCGCCCTCGTCGGGCCGCATGAGCATGGGGGCGCCGATGGCGCCGCCGAGCAGGTTCAGGAATCGGATGGTCAGCATGTTGCGGTCTCCTATCGGTTGGGCGCCAGCGGACTGTTTACCCCCGCTCCGACACGGGCGCCCCGCTGGCCGGGGCGTGGATCTATGTGCTGCTGCCCTGATCCGCGGGCGGTCCCCCAGGTGGGGGGCCGAAAGGTGATGCGAGCGGCATCGTAGAGGCCTGGTCGGCCCGAATGGCCGCGAGCTCCGCTGTGACCTTGTCGTCTTCCCACGTGGGGTTGCGGTCTCGGATCGACCGTTCGATGCTGATCAGGTCGGCGGTTTTGAGGGTGGCGTGGCGCTGGGCGACCTCGTTGGGGTCCTCGGGCAGCGGCTCGGTGCGCACCACGGTGGGCGCCTCGGTCGACGCCCACCGGCCGCCGAGGCCGCCCTGGGCCTGGGGCATGGCGTCGAGGCGCTGCGCCAGCTCGAAGATGCGGGGGAGGTCGCGGTCCCACGGGCGGGCCTTGCCCTGCGCCGCGTTCACCGTCGGGAGGAGCCGTACGCGCAGGGCGGTGCCGCTGGCGCCGATCCCGAAGTCGCCGTTGCCCACGAACTGCGGGACGATGTTGCAGCGCGTCAGGATCTTGTCGGCCTCGTGCTCCATGTACGCGATCAGCGCGGCGGCGTCGAAGCTGTACTCCAGCACCTTGAAGGGGCCGTTGCCGCCGCTGTCGTCGGTGTCGAGCGGGTCGTGGACGAGCACGTCCTCGCCGGCGTCGAACTGCGGGCGGCTCCCGCGGGCGGCGTCGTCGGGGCCGTTGGCGGTCGGCACTCCGGGGCCGAGCCCGCCGCCCGGGCTCGAGCGCACAGCCGAGCCGGGGACGATCGCTCGTTTCTTGGCGGTCAGCCGCAGGTTCTCGCGGCCGATGGTCACGGCCTCGTTGAGCACGAGGAACCGGGTCCACACCCCGGCGTACTCGCTGATGCCCACGGTCGGGCGGCGCCCCCAGCGGTTCACGATGCGCCCGGCCACCATGGGCAGGCCGTGAGCCCAGGCCTCGGGGAGGTCTGCTACCTCGGGGTGCAGCGTGAGCGCCACGCTGTCACCGAGCTTCGTCCACGTGCCGCGGTAGAGGTGGTTTTCGATCACGCCGTCGGCGTGGATCTCGAGGTGGCGCCAGCACGGCCGGGACGGGTTCTCGGCGTCGGCCACGCGGTCGCCGTCGCTGCCGGTGGGGGCGCCGAGCACGCTCACGAACGCCACGGCGGGGCACTCGCGGCCGACCAGCAGCGGCACGACGTCGGCGCGGCTGTGGAAGGTCACGATGGGGTGCAGGCTGGCCAGGCGGTCGACGCACAGCCGCCACCAAATCTCGCCCTCGCTGACGTTGGTGTCCTCGGCCGCCCACAGCGCGGCGGGGGTGTCGCCCAGCATGGCGGCGAGCTGGTCCTGATCGTCGGGGCTCGCCGCGGTCACGCGCGGGTCTTCCCCGAACAGGAGGTCGGCGTAGGCGCCGCTCACGCGCTCGGGCAGGTTGTCGATCACGTAGGGGCGGGCGGCGGGCCAGTTGGCCAGCCGGCGTAGGACGCGCTCGTTGCTCTCGCGGAACGCGGCGAAGGTGACGATGTCCTCCCGCACCCGGCGCTCGGTGTCGGTGGGCCATTCGCGCGCCCGCTCGAGCATGGCGAGCAGGCGTTGGATCGCGGTCATGGCCCCGCGAGCGAGTAGGTCTCGACGTCGACCGCGCTCCACAGCGCATCGAGCGCGGCGCGCTCGGCCCGGGCCAGCCCTTGCCCGTTGCGCAGCGACATGGCAGCGGCCTGGGCCACGGTCTCGGCCAGCGCGCTGGCGTCGGGCACCGTCACGCGCACGCCCACGGTCTCGGTGGCCGCGACCTCGGCCTTACTCGTCTTCGTCTTCGGCGGCGTAGAGGCCGCGGTGGCGCTGCGCGAGCCAGTCCGTGCCCGCGACGACCGCGTCCGGGCCGTGGTCGTCTTCTTTCTTCCAGAGGCCATCGGGAGCTGACTCTAGCCCCCGGTACTGACGGACTAGCTCTACGTTGCGCGGGCTGATGGCCACCACCCCGGTTTTGAACCCCTTCCACGTGCGCTTGAAGAGGCGCCGGTGGAAGCCCGCGGTCTCGCGCTTGCGCTCGCTGAACCTGACGCCGTGGGAGCGGGGGGTGTTGGCCTCGTACATGTGGGCGTACTTGGCCCGGGCGATCTCCATGTAGGAGCGGTTGGTTTGCTTGCCCGCGTTGTCGAAGCGGTGCTGGCGGATCGGGGGCAGCACCCGGCCGGTGCGGGGGCTCACGGTCTG